CTGTATTCGATTTAGGCATACATGCGAACATACAGTTTGCAAAGATAGCCGAATACATAGATGAAGAAAGGGAGAAGGTAAATGGAAAAACCAACCATACGGAAAATGATGACGGACACGCAGATAGTTGATGCTATCATCACTAGATGCGCGGATAACACTAGGAGAAATTGGAATGACAAAACTGCACGATATGAGTATACCTCACTTATTAAGTTTATTATCGAGGCTAGAAAGAATGGTCAAGATTATGGCGATAATAACGATAGCATCGACCGCATTTTATATCCTGAATTACTGGATGGCGAGTAACAACCCCGAATTAGATCCACAACGTATTGAAGCAAAGGAAGATTTCAATGGCAAGAGCTAGACGTAGACATGTAACTGGTAGTGAGATAACAACTAAGAGTTGGTTTGGTTCTCACTCAGAGATGGTAGTAGAAGAATTAGAAGATGGCAAAGTTGTTTGTGAAGATGATAACGGTAAGTATGTCACTTATGCAAATAGACTGGACACTGGATTAGCTGACCCACGCAGATCAGCGGAAGATAGGATGATGGAAAATGGCTAAGAAGCGATTAACTGTTAAAGAAGCATCTAGACAAAGGACGAAGAAAGTTAGGGATTTGTTCATAAATTCGCTCAAGACCCACTTCCTTGTTCACACAGGCCATGTTACAAATGAGGCCAGTTGGCTTTATGACGTTCATAGAGCCGGAGATTGTTTGTTGGCGGCACTTAGAGGTGATGATAGTCACGAAGAGACTCGAATTACTTTAGACCGCAAATACAAGAAACTAGAAAAGATTAGAGGTTCAGATTGAATATTTTTGTTTTAGATCAAGATGTTGACGTTGCGGCTCAATGGCATGTCGATAGACATGTTGTGAAGATGCCTTTAGAAACCGCCCAGATGCTCTGTACCGCACGGCATGAACTCGGCTGTCCTCCTGAGTCTATTCCTTACCGCAAGACGCATACAAACCATCCGTGCAGCGTATGGGTTAGGAAGAGCCTTGCCAATTACAAATGGTTATGTGACATGGGCATTGCGTTATGTAAGGAATATACACACAGATATGGCAAAGTACATAAGTGCCAAGCTGTAATAGAAGACTGCATAAAAAATACTCCTGTACACAATGTGTTTGAATATCTTGAACTCACACCATTCCCACAGGCTATGGACGAAGAATACAAAATGAGTGATCCTGTAATCGGATACAGGAATTACTACAACATTGGAAAAGCTCACTTACACTCATGGAAGAAAAGGCCAGTGCCTCACTGGATTGGATAATATGAAAAAAGGTTTACCCGTAGACGGTCAATGGGAACGTGTCGAACTTTACGCAGAAAGATATAGTAAGAAGCAAGACATTTATACTGGCGACCCTTTAATGGATCAAGACTTGGAAGATTGGTATACTAGTGTTGCCAAGTCTAAACTAGGAAAATATCTATCGGACTATCAAAAAGAAAAGCATAAGGTTTCAAGTAATCATGGCTGATTTTTGTTATGATTGTACAGAGGAGCTTTTTGGTCAACAGCACGCACCAAAGAATGATATGTCTGGCCTTGTTTCAAGAGAAGAATACGAAAAACATGGTATAACAGCTAAGGTTCTTTGTGAAGGCTGTGGCATTATAGAAGTAGATCATAGAGGTAGGAGGTTAGAAAATGCCTGAATACCAAGCGGTAATTAAAAGTAACATCAAAGGTGTTAATAGAAGAAAAGTAAGGCTCTTTGCTAGTTGCTACTCTGACGCAGAGAAAGAAGCAAATAGAATTCTAGGCAAAGAAGAATACATAGATTCTTTAGACAACATAAACTTTCCAAAAGACAAATTCAACACAGTGGGGAGAAGATGACTCAATATAGATTTCAGTGTTGTGGTCAATTAGCTACACACAGACAATGCTCTCAGACACCATGTACTTTTTGTGGCAAAGAGAATCCTATTTGCGAAGAGATTGATAAAGAAGATATGGTCTTCCCTACAACCTCTGGGTTTTCAGGTGATAAAAAGCATGAAGAAAGAGATTGGGGTTCATTTGATATTTTATTAGATGAAGAGGGTATAAAGGTTAAGAAGATAGTAGTTAAGTCTGGTCAACGACTTAGCTTACAGTTGCATAGCAAGAGAGAAGAGAAGTGGTTCATTGTTGAAGGTTTTGCTTCTGTCCAAGTTGGCACTGATGAGTTTGACTTAGAGGTTGGTGATAGTATCACTATTAGAAAGTACGAAGCACATAGAGTTAGAAATGCTGGATTGATTGATCTAGTGTTTATAGAAATACAAACTGGCAACTGTCAGGAAGATGACATCATTAGATTAGAAGATGATTATGGGAGAGAATAGGCTGGTTTTGTTTTACGTTAATGCGTGCAAACATCCTGATACTAACACCAGTCTAAGCTAGATAGCAAGTCGCTGGTGATCCTTCTGTTTGAAGATGAACCAAAGGCAAACTATCTAGCAATGCCCCGTTCGTCTAGTGGACTAGGACATCGGCTTTTCACGCCGAAAACAGGAGTTCGATTCTCCTACGGGGTACTATTACTTTTATTAGGAGCTTAATATGGATACTGTTTCTACTATACTATGGACTGCGGCAATAACATCAGGTTTATGGATGTGTTATTTGGGATACAAGACGCACAGATCGTTAATATACCTACGCAAAAAACTAGAATCAGTGACTAAAACACACGAAGTTGACAAATAATTGCGTAAACCGTTGCAAATAAAGGACTTAGAGTTATTACGTTTTGCGCATAAACGTAACTCCTTATATACCAAACACTTACGACGAAAATGTACAGACCGATGAGCGAAAACCCATACAAGCCATTCATTTCCAATGTTAGACAAAGTGTTGAAGCGGTTATGATAGTTGCAAAGTGGGCGGTCTTATCTGGATACGATGTACAAATAAAGGGAATGAAATTTGCCAATAACTATAAGGAGTGGCAAGAAAATGCTGACGCTGGATTTGACCTCATTATAAATGGTAAAACCGTTAATGTTAAAAAAAACAAGAGAGTCTTCACTTCTGTTGGTCAGTTTGTAAGCAACTTTAAGAACTTCTCTCGCCCCATACTGATTAGTGCAACTCATGTAAAAACTCCAGACGTAACATTGATACTAAGTGCGGATTATGGGGGCGGTATTAAAATATCAAAAGAAACCAAAGAACACTGGGGGATAAGAAGTGGAGTTTTTGACCCCAGATATAAAACAAAACAAGACTGCTACGATGTTTCAGAAGAGCATGTAAAGTGGCTTAGCTTAAAATGAACGAGGTATTGCAAATGAATAACTGGAATACATACTTTGAAGAGCAAAAACTAAGAGAATCTCTAAAGAAAGAGAACACCAAGAGGAATATTAAATATCTTTTAATTGCTATTGCCTCTATTCTTTTAGTGTCTTTGTTTGCGGCAGTAATTGGATCACCTGCACTAGCCAAGTTGATCTTTGGAAGTTTGTTTGCTTTACTTGGTGTGGCTGCGGCAATAGCCCATGTTGTTTGTTACTATTTGGTGATTGTGGCTGTATTTCAAGATGAAGGAATTGGTGGAGGTCTTGTCTTCTTATTTCTTTGTGGAATAACTTGTTACATATATTATATTTACTATTCATTTGTGAACTGTAGTTCTTTAGTTGCGGTATTAGGTAGCTTCGGAGCTTTACTTGCTAAGTCATTGGCGGCAGCGGCAGTCTACACCTATACTGGTGGTGCTTTTACTATACCATTGTTTGGCATGCAGATAGTTCCTGTATGAAAAGACACAATACAACTAAAGAGGGTAGATGGAAAAGTTATTCCGACTACATGGAAGAGAAACTGGAGGTTAAGAGAAAGAACCTAAACAAAAAGATAATCAAGATTGCTGTTGTTATCTTTGTATTAACAATTTGTTCTTTTGTCATTTGGTTCTCTCTTACTTAAATATGAAATACTTACTTGGTTGTTGCGGCAGAATAGTAGAAACAGATAATATGCCTGTATGGTGTATTAGATGTGGTGAACATCGAATAAAGGTAACTGAGTTTACCGAAGATACTATGTTGCCATGTCCGTTTTGTGGTGGTCATCCACAAGCAGAGGCTATGAATACTATAGGTCTATATTGGTATGAGTGCGACGATTGTGGTGGAGCTAGTGGCTCTGCTGATGATTGGGTAGAAGCCAGAAAGAAATGGAATGAAAGAAAATAATAGCATACATGTCCAATGGATAGACGGTAAAGAAATGTTTGCCGTATGGGATGAAGCAGATATGCTTCTTGGTTATTACGACACAAGACAAGAAGCTGAAGACGCATTTGTCGAATATTGTAACGAGGCTTTTCCAGAATATAGAGATAAAACTGATGGATGAAATAAACTTTGAAGATTATCGTGACCCGTTTAAGGCTTTTAATATTCATATGTCTATTGTTTGTGATTTAGAACAGGGCGGCAAGATAACAGAAGAAGAAGCAATGACCGAAGTAAAGGCTATCTACAAACAGTTTAAGTTTTATTACAAACACACGTTGAAACCCAAGTTGGAAAGCAAGGATAAAAAAGGATTCTATAAATGAGAGTAGTCGCAATATCTGGATTCTTTAACCCACTACATATTGGTCATATAGACTACATATCCGCAGCAAGAAATCTTGGCGACTTTCTAATCGTTATTGTTAATAGCGACGACCAAGTTAAGATAAAAGGCTCAGTTCCTTTTATGAATCAGGATGACAGACTGAGAATAATTAGAAACATAAAAGGTGTTGACAGGGCTGTGATAGCCATTGATGAAGATGGTTCAGTCTGTAAGACGATAAGAGAAGAATTCAAGAGACTTCAAAATGATCCCTTCTTTGAAGAAATGGTTTTTGCAAATGGTGGAGATCGAAAAGAAGGTGGTGTTCCAGAAGATGTACTTGAAGAAGAGCTTGGAGTGAGAATGATTTACAACGCTGGCGGTAATAAGGTTCAATCATCCAGCAATCTAATAAAAAAAGCAGAAGTTTTTTCTGAAAAATAAGTAAATTTTTACTAACATACCTTCATACTATGATACCATTTCTATTAGCAACTTTTTAATTTGGAGTAACTAATGGACAAATGGCTTAAAAACAAAGCGTTAGCTGTATTTATTGAAATAACAAATAACACTAAACACGGTGCAGAAGCACTGGAAGAATTTGCTAAATATACAGGAAGAGAAAGCGGAGAAGATGTTCTATACTTCGTTTTCAAAAAGGTTGCAGAACACGTTGAATTTTGTAAAGAGAATCCAAATATTGCTGAGGAAGTAAATGAACTACGGTATCATCTTTAATGACGGAAATCTTGACATCAAAGATTTCAGAGAAGAATGTCAAAAAGAAAAGTGGCTGCCTTTAACTGTATTAAGAAAAAGGGATGAAGGAACAACTCATGTTCCTGTGTTCAGTAATTCTAATACTGCTCATAACTTTATGAAAAGAAACTTTGATACTGATAAATATACTTGCGGTATCATGATTCTTACTCAAGAAGATATACAACAGTTCGACTCGAAGGGCTGGGAAGTTATGCGTATGAAATACCCAAGAAGAATTCGTACTGGTCATCCTGAATATGATATTGATGTTGAAGTCATAGAGATAGCTGAAGAGCCAGATCTTAATTCATATTCAAAAGCAGATATATAATGAGCGAGGACTTTCAATCATGGAAGAAAGATTGGGTGGGAAACAATACGACGAAGCAAAACGTAATGAACTTGCTGAACATTTTGGCGATGATCTTTTGTTTGCCGATAATTTTGATAATGCTATCATTGGCGTTTCTATGGGCATTAGCTGTGGAACTAAAGTTGTATATAATGCAGAAGAAATGGCAAGAACACTAGTAGTTTCAGAAGGCATAACAAAAGAAGAAGCATGGGAGTATTTGGAGTTTAACACCTTCTGTGCCTATGTGGGTGATAACACCCCAATATTTGTCAGTACGAGTTTAGATGTATAGGTACAGATTAAACAAAGTAATGGAAGATATTTATTCGTTTGCCGTATTTGATTTTGAATGGAATCTCGTACTATTAAATACAGGTAAAAAAAAGAGGGTGCAAAGGATTGCCAAAGACTTAGGTTTTAATATTAAAGAGGAATTAAAAAAATGGCAATCAAAGAACACTTCACAAAAATGCTAATTACTATTGGTTGGTTTAGCACGGGTGCTTTAATCATTTCGTCATCAATAGTTTTGTATAACACTTTGGCAGGTTAATATGAGTTATACATACAAAGCGAAACTGGTTCGTTGTGTTGATGGAGACACAGCAGTATTTGATGTTGATTGTGGATTTCATATACAGTATAGAATATATGCACGATTAACTGGCGTAGACACTCCAGAAAGAGGTCAGCCAGATTATAAGAAAGCAACTTCTATGCTAGAAAATTTAATAGCAATGCAAACAGATGAAGAAGGTTATATTATCATACACACTGGTAAGACAGGAAAGTATGGACGATGGCTTGTTAAAATAAAAGAAGTAAACAAAGTTTTAGCTGAGAAATGGCCTTATGAAAAAGCCTAACTTTGATATAGACTTTTTTCTTCAAGTGTCTAAAGGAATTATGACACCAGAGGAACTGAACGCAACTTTATTAGAGTTAGTTGATAAAGGTCTTATCGAGCAGTACACAAACGAAGACGGACATTTTGAGTTTGAACTTACTGACTTAGGAAGAGAAGTTGGTGAACAGATGAATAGAATAAATAAGAGTTTAGAAGATGAATAGTTCATTTTACAAAAAGGATTGAGTAACATGGGCAATAACATAGACCCTGATCTAAGTGGGTTAAAAACTTTAAGTCTTGCTTCTTATCAAATTAATAGGCCGAACAAGGGAATAATTAGCATTGGCTCGGCTCGAACGCTTAAAGAATGTGGTTTTGAAGACTACAAACAGGCTAGAGTGGAAAAACTAAGAGACTTATATTCTGAACTTGAGCCTGATTATGAGTATTACTACGAGCTTCCAGAAGGTGAAACAGATGGAAGAAAAGCTGTAAGAATGGAAAAGATAATTGGCGAAGATATAAGCCCTTTTGATCTACCCAACTTTGAAGAATTAATGCCTAATTGGGAGGACTATGTAGATGAATACCAAGAATAATTTGGAAATTATTCAAATTCCTCAAGATTGCCACTGGGCGATCTCTGATAAAGATGGTAATGTGCTATTGCGTTTTACAAATTTTAGTCAATGTCAGGATTATCTCAATAATATTCTCGGCTCGGAGGATTCGAGCCGAACTGATGTTGACACATGATTGACTAACAATTAATATTGAGTTTACGAATGAATTACCCAAGACCAAAAAAGCGACCTTTACCAAAACCACCTGCGAGTGAAAAACCTGAACCTAAAAACCCATTAGCTCCTGTTGTAGAAAAACAGGTATTAGAAGCTATAGGGGAAATTAACAGGTTAGTAAAGATAAGAGCTAAGAATGTCTTTGATAACAACTGGCGGGTAAACATTTGGTGCGAAATAGACTCACAAACAGAGCTTTGCATAATACCACAACTCAAAATTAAGTACAGCTATTTCGTTAAAACTGACAAAGAAGGTAACATAGTTAGCTCTGACCCAGAGTTAGGGGTTGAGTGTGGTTAATACTTAGAGAGGAAAGTTATGAACGAAATTCAATTTTTACTTGAACTACAAAAAACAAAGAAGTCTTATAAGTGGCATGTTGCCGGAAATAAGATTCGTGGCGTAGCTCGAAATGGTAGAGACAAAGGTGAACTATTTGATCCAATTACAGCAGTATCACGATACACTGGAAATGGAACATATGAAGTAACTCAACGTGGTCGTAAACGTGCTGGAAGATCAGCCGGACTTAGTACCACCCTAACTAACACGGTTATTGATGCGGCTGACGCTAAGAACAATCGTGGTGGTAGTCAGGTTCTTCGTGGAAGAATCAAACAAGTTTTAGAATTAAAATAGCCAAGTTTAGTAAATTATCTTAGTAGAAAGGAATTGATTATGGCTGCTTTTAACAAATCTGTATTAGTTGGTAATTTAACCAACGATCCAGAATGTGCAGAAGTTGGTGAGAAGAATACTGCTCGTTGCAATTTTCGTCTTGCCGTAAATAACCCTCGTAGTAAAGATGAAGTTCTTTATATGAACATCACTGTTTGGGGCAAGTCCGCAGAGTCTTGTCACAAATACTTACAAAAGGGAAGTTCCGTTTTGGTTGAAGGTCGTATCCGTCAATCTAAATTGGATAACGGTTCTTATTGGACAGAAGTTGTTGCTGATACAGTACAATTTCTTGGTAAGACTAAAAACGCAGAAGCAAGTGCTTCTACAAAAGTCGATGAAATTGAAGACTTAGCATTTTAATTAGGTGTTGAAAATGAACTCTAAGCAAAAATTTATTATCGGTTTAGTTTTTCTCACGATGTTAAACGTGGGAATTTTACAACAGTGGCAAATATCTAATCTTTCTAATCAATTAGAAATTTCAGATATGCGTGCAAAAGTAAACACAGAATTCGCTGATGAGCTTCTGTGGTTACAACTTAATGATGTTGAACAGTTGACTAAGGACAATCTGATTGCTCAAGGTAAACTGGAAGGCATGGTTGAGTATTATGCCCAAGACGAAGGTACTCGAACTCAAATCGACAACCTTTGGCATGAAGGGTATATGAGAGGTCTTGGTCAAGTTGAGTGGGAGCATGACGTATTGTCAGAATCCAACTACAACAGAGGCTACAAAGAAGCTCTCGATAAGGCTTTTCCTGATGGAAAATATCCACAATATGTGAATTATCCACCAAGAGAAGTCAAAGGTAATGCGATTAAGACTCCAGAGTTTGACAACAAACTCAAAGGTCTTAAAGACAATGCCGAAGTTGTTGACCAGCTTAATAATAAAATTAAGCAAATCAAGAACGAGCAGTAACTTACAGTTGCTGTTATAATAGGCGGTACAGTGTCAAAGCTGTATCGCCTTTTTTTGTGTACAATGCTTTAGCCGTCACCTTGTTTTAGACCTAATGGCAAACTGTACAGGGCAAGGTTGGCGGCTTAAAGTATAATTAAGTATGACTAGAATAGAAAGATTGGTACTGATACTTGAACACAAGCATGTGATGGACGAGTATGCAGGAGGTTCTTCACTTGGAGGATTCTTCGTAGCTATGGCTCTAATAAACTATCTGTGTAGAGACAAATTATAAATGGGGGTGAATAGGGTTCGACTGGTTGTTAAAATAATAGTTGCATTGAGTAGTTGAACGAAGGGCTACTTAAAAAATCGTTCAAACTTTTTAAGTGCAGAAGAGAATTTCTCACTAGCCGCTTAATGCGGCAGGGGTATCACAGCCCTGTAAACCAAATAGTGATGACTCAGATAATTCTGATAGAGATTATGTACTTGAATTAAATACATATGATGATAATAATTTATCTGACTCCGATAATCGGATAACTTTGTTTGTTGTGTGATTACAATAAACTAACAATGTAGATACTATTGTGGATGCAATGCAGGACGGCGGCTTCGATGCCGCCCACCTCCACCAAAACAACGGCCATTTCCACATTTTTGGTGTATAATAATATGCACCAGAATATAAAAGAAAGGCCAGATACATGTCAAAGATTACTTTGAAATGCAATACTTGCGGAAATGAATTCAGTAAGGCTCGTAATGAATACAACAGAAAATTAAGACAGGGCAAAGATAAATTTTATTGCTGTTTGAGCTGTGCCGCAAAAAGACCTGAGAATATAGCTCATCTTACTAATATTAAATCAGATTACCCAATATGGGAGCATTGCGATAACAGGTCTGACGAATACAGCAAGTTCAAACAAATACTTGGGCGAACAAAAAACAAAAATCGAAAATTTCATAGAGACAATAATCTAACTGCTGAATATTTATATAAATTGTGGGAGCAACAGTGCGGCAAATGTCCTTTTACCGGTTTTGAATTAGAACTTCCTACCTCCAAAGCTAGAGAAGGTAAAACTCCAATAAACCTCGCATCTATTGACAGAATAGACAATGACTTAGGTTATATTGAAGGTAATGTTAGATTTGTTTCTGTTATGTATAATTATGCAAGAAACAATTTTACAGACGAACAAGTTTTACAATTTGCACAGGCGGTTGTCATCAACGCTTCAAAATAACCTCCACTTAATACTATGAGCGATTACAGCAATAAAAGAAAATACAAAAAGAAACGAGCCAAAGAACTAATCCGAAAGAAGAGACAGGCTCGTAGAAGCAAAGCCACAAAAGAAGAAAACAGAGAAAAGAAAGTCATTGAAAAAATACAATGGCAAAACAGGTCAAGAATTGCTCCTACTAGGAACGACAAAGAGGACTAATGGCCTCATAGTTAAATGGATATAACAAAGGTCTTCTAAACCTTAGTTCGGGGTTCGATTCCCTGTGGGGCTGCTGAAAGGATAATCATGGGTTGGATTGGATTAGCAGTAACCGTTATTTGCTACATAATAGCCGCCTATGAGTTTTATAAAAAGGGTAACTATGGGACATGTATTGCGTTTATTGCTTATGCAATAGCTAATGCTGGATTCATTTATGAACTCGTGAAGAAATGAAAATAACAGAAGCTCACTTAGATGATATTTTGATCGCATATGATGATCCTAATATTCAGCAAGCCGCAATAGAATTTGTTGGTTACTTGAAGAGATTCGATAGAACCGAAGATGATAAGTACATCCACTTAATGGAAGAAGTCGCAGATAGGATTAGCAAAAGACTTCCGTATGATGAAGTTAATTTTAATGACGAATGGACTAAAGAGCCTAGCTTTGTATTAATGGTTACTGCAATGAAAATGATCGCTCTTAATTATTTGCCCAGCCTGAAGGACGAAAAAGATTTCTAAAAGTTTTTCCTAATTTTTGAAAAAGGCTACTTCCTCTTTTCGATTCTGTACGATAGACTATGTATATCGTTGATAAACATTCTCTTTCACATTGAGGAATCGAATTATGAAATTGCAGAACGAAGTAAACAATGTTGTACGCTCAGATGACTTTGAGCAATCCAATTACACGATTGAGGCATCGGCTAAAGCCTTCTCAATCCTCTCAGACGGCCTGTACTCAAATAAGATCAGGGCTGTGATTCGTGAGCTATCTACAAATGCTTACGATGCTCACGTTGAAGCTGGCAAGCCTAAAGTGCCATTCAACGTCACCATGCCAGATAGGTTCAATCCTCACTTTGCGATTCGTGACTTCGGTACTGGCTTATCTCACGAAGATTGCATGAATCTTTACACTACATACTTTGGTAGTACGAAGACTAACACCAACGATGCGGTTGGTTGTCTTGGTCTTGGTAGCAAATCACCATTTGCTTACACAGATAGTTTCATTGTTACTTCTTACCATAATGGTAAAGTGCGTGTTTATAATTCCTTCAAAGATGAACATAACAAACCTGTGTTTGCTTTAATGTCAGAAGATGATACAACTGAAGCTAATGGCTTACATGTGTTGTTCAGTGTAGACACTGATGATGTAAATGAGTTTGAGCAGGAAGCTAAAGAAGTATACAAACACTTCAAGGTTAAGCCTAACTTCAATAGCGATATTGAAATAGAAGAGTTCGATTATGTCTTTACTGGTAGCACTTGGGGCTTAGTTAATAAAGATGCTCAACGACGATGGGATATTAAAGCTAAAGCTATCATGGGTCAGGTTGCATACGATCTTGATGGAGAGCAGTTTTCAGACAACGACATTGTTACTGCTGTATTGAAAAGTAATGTGCATATCCACTTTGCTATTGGTGATGTAGACATTACACCAAGTCGTGAATCTCTTAGTTATAACGAGTATACTAAGAAAGTTATTGCTGAGGCTTGCGAGTTTATTATTGAAGAGTTGAAAGAAACTCTTGGCGAGAGCTTTGATGACTGTCCTACACATTGGGATGCACGAATCAAATACAAGAACTTTCGCAGAGAAGGTGGTAACTTGAATGAGATAATCAGATCATTCAGTGATGACATTAAGTGGAATGGCAAAGACTTGTTTGATGATGCTTA